TTTTGCCTTCTGCTTGTTAGCATAAATTTTACTACCAGCAGAAACAGCTAATTTAATTGCTGATAACCACATGACCTAGTACCAAGTTGCTTTTTTACTTTTAGATTTTAACATTCTTTTAGTTCCTCTAACTTCAACTTCATCTCCAACACCTATTTTGTTGAATACTCTGTCTTGGTTCGTAAGGATAGTAGATCTTGGATCTGTTTCAGTTCTAATTTCTGGAGTTGCAATCTCTACACCACCAGTTGCATTAGATGAATCAACAGTTCCTTTACTACCGTAAGAAAGTTTATTTTTTAAATCTGCCATAATTTTCTCCTTAAGCTGTTATAATTATTTTTTCTTAAAATTTCTACCAAAATCGTGAATTTTACTTCGGTTAGCCATTTCTTGTTTAGCAAGGGAAGTTGCAGCACGTAATTCTGCAAGCTCTTCGTTCTGTTCAAGCTTTTCATCCTTGTTTTGTTGGTTCATAAAAGCTTTCATTCGCTCAAGATTTAATTTTTCTTGAGATTGTTGTGCTTTTGTGAAGTCATCTTGTGCTCTGATGTCCAATTCTCTTGCTTTTAACTTAGCAATTGGGTCATTTCCGTATTCACCCATTAATTCTTGCTCTTCTTTAGCAAAATCTTCGAACATTTCTGCAATTAGAACTGCTTTTCTAGACTCTATTTGCATATTTAACGTCATCATCTGCTGTTGCATTTGTGGATCTTGCGCTAAAGCAGGATTTGCTTGAATTTGTTGCTGCATTTGTTGCATCATTAAGATTTGATCTTTAAATTCTACCTCAACTTGCTCTAATGCCATCAAACTTATGTGTTCAAAAATGTTTTTTTGCATAGAAGCAGTTACCATTGGGTTTCCTCTAGCCATTGAAGACGACATAAAGTTTAAATGAGCAGTAATGTGAGCTCTATGGTCTTGTCCTTTGAACGCCTGGAACGGTTGACCACCTAAAGCTTGGATAGCTTCAATAGACGGATCCATTGGCATTGGTTTTGGAACTGGTTTTAAAACCATATCAATATTTTTTACACCCAACGCTTCGTACATTGCACGATACGCATTATATAAATTATGCATTTGCGGATTTGATTGTGCTAATTGTAATTCAGCTTGAGCAATTGATATTCTTTGCGTTTGAGAAAATATGTTTGGATCTGCAACAGGTAAAATATCTACACGATCATCAAAGTCTTGTTGTTTAATAAATCGTTGGCCACCTACCACATCGTAAGGATACTCTTGTGGAAGATATAATTTAAATACTCGAGCAAGCATTTTAAACTCTTGTTTAAGACTCACATAAATTCTTTTGTGAATCGCAGACATAGTTCTGCTTCCTCGCTCCAACAAAGCTACTGTCGTTCCCACTGCTGCTTGTTGATTCCCGTCACCTACTTGAAGGTCAGCGATCGAGGCAAATCTTTGCCCGGCTGAAACAACGACACCCATAAGCTGTAACAAAGTTTGTGAAGGCTCTTTAAACGGTAATGCCATAAATGCATCTTTAATATTTCCGCCTGGAGCATCCACATCTCTAAATTCACCTGGAGTAATAGATTGCGCGTCATCTCTAATTCGGATGCCGCGCATCTTAAATCCTGCTGGCAAATTGGAGAGGGTACCAGCATCTAGTAAAGATCTTAATGCAGCTGTTGCTGTTCTACTTAATCCACCAATCATGTGGATTAAACCAAAGCCATAAAAACCTAAACCAGGTAAAAATTTAAAATGTACAAAGTAAGAAATTTTCTTTTTCTTAGGATCGTTAATTTCATAGTTTCTTCTAATAGATAAAACTTCACGTGAGCCTTCTTCAATAGTTACGATGTAAGGTAATTTAATTCCAGTAGGTTGACCATCAGGTCCTCGGTCCTCGAACCCTTCTAAATCTAGATCGACATGAAATTCTAAAATATTGTAAATGTCTTCATCTTTAGTTTTTTGTATACCTTCAAGCTCTCTTTCTTTTCTCTCTAAATCAGATTCTACATCTGCAGGAGCTCCAAGGTCCACGTCTCTGTAAAAACCATTCACTTGTTGTTTTCTTAAATCATTCTCTTTGGTTTTAATTACATGGATCACGGCCGTTGCATCTTCTAAAGATGTTGCAGAGTATGGTACAACCAAATCTTCTGCAGGTACAAATTTAGAAACTGCTCTGCCTAAAAGATCATCATAGTAAACTTTCTTAAAGGCAGATCCAGCAAGAGGGAGGTAAAATAACAATTGATCGAATTCAGGTTCGTATTCCTTCATCTGATCCATCAACTGCCAATTCATAAAATCTTTTACTCTAGTTGATTGCATTTCTTTTTCAGGAGATGGCGCACCCATAATTTGAGTTCTAATTGGTCCATCTGCTGGCAATAATTCTTTGTAAGCTAACGCTTGAAACTGTGTGACTGCTTCAGCTAAAACTGGATGCGTTGCACCTGCAGCTCCAGCGAACGGTTCTGTTTTATCTTCGTATTTAAATCCTAAAAGATCTAAACCAGTTATGTAAGTGTGTTCCCATTCTTTACGAGACTCTTTGTAGTCCATGTAGTTTTGATTTAATTCTGAACCTAGAGGACCTAATATTTCCTCTGGTAATAACTCGGCTAAATTGTCAAAGTGGTTTTCACTTTGTGCTTGGTTAAATGCTCCAGGTTCAAAATTAATTTCTACACCGCCATCTTCAGTGGGAGTAATTTCTGTTTCACCAGCATTAGGTACTGATTCACTAATCTCTTCTTGAACCTCGACTTGTTCCTCGGGCCCTGCTATTTCAACCGATTTTCTTATTTCGGTTAATGCTTTGTCTATTTCTGCCATTTATTTTCTCCAATTTATCTTGTTTATATGCTTTTGGTTCATTAATCAAGCCTTGAGGATCAGGGCCACTTAATGGTGGGATTTGATCTCTTTTTACATGAGGCATGTTTTTAGTAAGGGTTGGATTTTTATACTTACTAGGATGTTTAAATACGAACGTCATTACCAGTAAAATTTCTTTTTTCTTTTGGGTTGCTGCTCTTCTTGATAATCTTCAGGGTGATCTATAAATCCGCCTTGTCTGTATCTTAACAGAGCCTGTGTTGTACTGTCAACTAAATCGTCATGATCGCCATAAGGAAACGCTGCACACTCTTCAACAAGCTCTTGTGCAAACTCTTGATCGAGAGGCGCCCAAATTTGTCCGGCTTCAAATAATGGAGATACGGCATTGACTCTTGCAACTTTATCTTGACCTTTACTTGGTGTAAAATTCATTGCAGGAATTCCCATCTGTCTAAGTTCATACATCAAAGGTAGTCCTGATGCTTTTGCTTCAATAATAACTGTCTCAGGATTCCAATATTTATATTGCTCTAATGCAACACGACGAAGTTCTGGAAACTCTAAACGTTCTTTATAAGAATCTAATAATATTAATTGACGAGGCGAGTCTTCATTAGGACGAAAAACTCCCCAGGTAGTAATAGCAGAATAATCCGCAGTTTCTTTTTTAAGATACGCTGTATCATAACTTTGAATTGTGTGTTCGATGTGAGGCATATGTTTAGACTCCCAATTTTTCCACCACTCCCTTTTAATGAGAGCTCCTTCTTCTGAAGTTGGGTTCTGCATATACTGCGCGTTCCACTTTGCAACACCCGCAGAAGCTTTGACAGATTCAAGGTCCTCGAGCTTCCAATATTCAGGCCAGACTGGATCTCCACTTGGAAGGATTGCTGGAAACTCTACGACTTCCCATTGATCTGCGTTCTGGTTTTTTTGTGCGTTCAATAATCTTTGTGTTAAATCTTTCGTAGACCATCTTGTCATAACGACAACAATACGACCTCCTGGTTGAAGACGCTGCCTTGGTCCTGAAGTATACCACTCCCATGCATTATCAAATGCCGAAGGTGAGTTTACATCTTGCTCTGAATGTGGATCATCGATGATGAGTAGATCAGCACCTCTACCGGTTACCGCACCTTGGACACCGACTGCAAAGTATTCACCACCATCCGATGTATTCCAACGTCCTGCAGCTTTACTATCTTCCTGGAGTCTTGTTTTAAAAATTTGTTGATACTCTTCTGAGTCAATTAAATGTTTTGCTTTACGACCGAAGTTTACTGCAAGCTCCGCTGTGTGAGTTGCTTGAATAATTTTTAATTTAGGATTCTGCCCGATCATCCAAGCAGGGAGAAAGAACGACGCGAATTCAGATTTAGTATGCCTAGGTGGCATGTTTATAATTAGACGGGTCAATTCTCCAGTTGCCAATCTATTAAATTTATCTGCTATGGTCTGATGATGGGACCCCTCTATAAAATCTGGCCACATCCTTTTTACAAAAGATAAGAAATTAGTTTTAACTTGCTTAAGTTCTTTTCTTTGATGTCGTTGTATAATCTGTATCTTGAGCTTCCTTCGCTCAATGGGATCTTCTATTTTATTAATATCTTCAACAGTTAGCATATATTTCAATATGGGTGGTAAACTATTATACACGATTAACTGTCCAAATCAAACTATATAGGGTAGGTCTGGGACCCCTATAATTTTAAGGGGTATTCGCGTAAACATAAAAAGTTTGAATTTGGATATAGTTCCTTTAGGGTCCCCTCTTAGGGTGGGTCCCGCCCACATGCTCTTCTCTAAATGAGCTATGCAGTTTCTGCATAGGATAATATAGGATAGGCCATGCAAAAACTGCATGGCCTATTTCTTAACGAAACCTATTTATTTATTTGTTCCATAATTTTTTCCTCCAGTGAATTTAATTGAGCGACCATAAACTTATGTCGCGTGCTGATGTTTTTAAGACCAGTGTTAGTAACAGCTATTCTTAAACCAATATGATTTTTAAATAACTGTCGAAGATCCGTGTCACTTGGATTACCAACAAAGTATGATGAGCCATGAATAAAATCTAAAAATTTTACTCTAAAAATCATCTCATCAATAGTTTTTGTTGAGATCTCATAAACTCCAATTGACATCATCAACCAACCAAGAGTGTCCGCTTGTTTTTTTTGGTCAATTGCGTTTTGACCTTTTTCACCTAACCACTGACATTTATCTGCATCAAAGTGTTTTAGGTTTTGGTAGTGTACTAATAGT